GCCCTCGCAAGAGCAGAATGGTGGTCCGTTCGCTGCAGGAAATTCCGTTTCTGCCACTTTCTTTGTTGTTGCCAATGGTGCTGATGATTTCACTTTCCCACTTACAGTGACGTATGCTGGAGGTGTGAATACACAGGCAGGAACAGTCAGATGGGTTGCGGTCTGATAATCATGAATAGCGGCTAGGACTAACCGCGAAGAGAAATTTATAGTCCCGGGTGCCGGACCGTTAGATGGCCAAGGGTGTAAAGAAAGAAAATTTCTGCGGGCATTGATCCGTTCTTTAGTGGCGTTGACACCCACGATGGATCCCGGGAAACTGGGGGAGAAGCTCCTCGGCTAACGGCTTGTACGCCGACCGAGGGAAACCCCCGCCTTCGGGCGGGGAAGAGTCACCGGGGACTATAATCTCGGCGTTTGGGACACGATAATCATCCAACTCGTCCAGTTTAAAAAGACATCATGATTGGTACAACTTACAACCGTAGTCAGCTTTCGTCTATTCCCCCACCCTTTGTTCAAAGGGGTTGGGTTGAGGAGTATGATAATGAGCTAACTGCTATGAGAAGTAGGGTAAGCCGATATGTGTCAACTATTAGATCCGATGAGCGCATTGCTCGTGACGACAGCGTAAGTGAATTCACGCAAGTCGACAGTGCATCGGAGGACGACGACTATGAGGTCTCATTTGAGGGCTGGTTTGAAAGTGATCCAGACTCAGATGGACCCTTAGTCGGAATCGAAACTAATCCAGGTTGGGATATGAGCGAGACAGAGGACGAGAATGCCTTCGGACCCCTGAACTCATTAAATGATTTTGAAGATGGCGAGGGTAAGAATTACGAACACGATGAGAAGTGGTCTAAGAAAATTGGGCTGCCCGTGGTCGGAAAATCCCGCCACTCCAACCCGAAGAAGGTTGACGAACCTTTCACGATTGATGGCCCTATCTGCAACAAATGCGGAAAAGTGGGACACCGTGAAATGACTTGTAATTTATACAACCCTAGTGGAAAGCCAGTCTGCAATAAATGCGGTAAAATTGGGCACTCTACTAGGCAGTGTAATGCTGATAAGTTGATATGTAATTTATGTGGCAAACCGGGCCATAAAGCCCGATTTTGTAAGACCAAACGTAACTGGCAAGTCAAAGCCAATCGAAGTGGCGCAGAATTGCGCGATGCACTCACTGATTTGACACACCTCCAAGCAGGGACTAGGGATGCTTTGAGGGAGGCAATCGACGAGAAACATGAGATAGAACATGATCTCGGTCGGCAAACGGGAGATGATGCTTATTATCGCGCGAAAGAAGAAGCTGTAATGGCGAAGAAGGCAGCTGATGAAGCTGAAGCCTTAGAACGCGAAAATGAGCGTATTGCCTGGGTGCGGCGTAAAGCTGCGAAATTGGAGTTCAAATTTGATCAATTTATGCCTTATATGGATTGGCGTAAGGTGCTGCTCGCCCTTGAGGTTGGAGCGATAGCACTAATTCTGTTGGTTTGGATTCTGGCCCGGACAGGTCTCCTTTTAAAAATAAACCCGTGGATGGCACTTTTTCCACTTGGTGGTGCGTTAGCAGCCACAGCGTTTGCAGTTGTTAGAAATTGGATTTCCAACGCATGGAGCTGGG